TGCCGCTCCTGCTCCAGAACCTTGTTTTATGCTAATAGATTGTGAACCACTTGTTGCATTCTCTATAATAAATATTTTAGAAACTGTATCTGGTGCGATTGTTAATTGTCTTGTTGCACTAAGCGATGCACCAGAAGTTACTTTAATGTAAATACTTCTAAAAGGATCTGTGCCACCATCTGCTATAGTTGTTGTTGCATTAGCATCACTAGCAAAACTTGCATCTGTTGCATAACTAAATGCCTCTGCTATCAGTTCTAAGTTAGTATTGGTCGATGTACCCCATGTTCCAGATTCATCTCCAGTCGCTATTTCTTTTAGCCTTAAATCATTTACATACGTTGCCATTATGCCGCCTTTTCTACCCAGTTAGCAATTTGCGTGGGTCTTATTATACTATAAACTTGTTCTTCACCAGTGCCACCAGTAGCACCAACTCCACTTGATAATACCACAGTATCTATTACTATGGCAAGTGTTCCTACGTTAGTTGTTACCAGATTAGTTGTAGCAATTACCTCTATTGAAGGAACGGCAGTTTCATCGCCAAGAGCACTTGTTCCTACAGCTGAAGATGGCACAACACTTGATCCACCTATTACGTTTACAGTTGAGTTAAAAGTGTTGGCAGTTGAACCCATATTACTGTGATTGGTACAATAATAATATAAGGTCACTGTATCAGCTGCTACAGTTATTTCTGTGTAAGCATCTGCATATCCTGGTGTTCCATTTGTAGATACACCAGTCGTGTATGCTGAACCACCTCCATGTGTTCCATTTGAAGTTGTTGATAATCTTAACGGATGACCACTATTACTATAATCACTTTGATCAAATCTATACGTTTGTCCTTCGATCAATGTCAGAGTTTGACGTTCAACTCCATTTATATAATATGCGTTGGAACTACCAGAATCATACGATGCTTTTGAAGCCACTGTTACAGTAAATGTAATTATAGTATCAGTTGTCGCATTTGATATAATTCCAGTTGAAGAAACTCCAGTAGGGAATACATTAGCTCCAGCAGATACTGCTTCATCACCAATGTTAACTGAACCAACTAACCCATCTTCAACAACTTCTGCTCCACCAGAAATTGAAAAAAGAGTTCCAGTTGCACCAGTTGCTTCTACACCAGTAGGAACAACTTCAATAGAAGGCACTATTGTTAAAGTTCCAACTGCACCAGTTCCAGCAGAACCAGTCGCAACATTATTACTTGCTCCAATAACTGTTGCATTGCCTACTGCACCAGTTCCAGCAGAACCAGTAACAGAAAAATTAGCCGCTCCTACCAGACTTACATTACCCACCGCACCAGTTGCGTTAACAGTTGTTGGAAATGCTTTAGTTTGTGGAGCAGCGTTGACACTATTTAATGTGGAAGTTAATCCAGTACCAGTAACAGAAAAAGTTACATTTGTGAAAGCAGTCTCGTTACCAAGTGCAGAAGTAGCTTCAAAGCCAGTAACAGGAACACTTGCTTGTCCGTCAAAGTCTACAGCTCCTACATTAGAACTAATTTGTGATTGAGTTACAGCTACTGTAACATTTGTAAAAGCAGTCTCGTTACCAAGTGCAGAAGTAGCACTAAGTCCACTTACTGCAAAAGTAATAGGAATATTTAAATCAGTTGTAGGATCAAAATCAAGTGTAGTTGTTCCAGCTACGCCAGTAAGCGAAACTGATCCAGTTCCAGTGACAGTTACGCTACCAAGACTTGAGGTTAAGCCAAAACCATCTACGCCAAAAGCTGTACTTTCACGACCACCCCAAGCGTTCTCATTCCAACCCCCTTCACCCCAAGCGAGGAAGATAGGAATCGGAGCCGCTCCATGAACAGCAGGAATAGTACCTAACGAAGAGGTTAAACCAAAACCAGCGACACTAACATCAACACTTATGAAACCACCCCAAGGGTTATTTCCATAAGTGCCTTGTCCCCAACCGAGGGTACTCATTTAGAACTCCTTAAGCTATACGGATGATAGCGTTGGAAGCGTCAGCAGTAGGAAATTGTATTGTAAAAGTTCCAGCAGTAGATGATTTATTAGATGAAAAATCTAATACACAAACAGCTTTATTACTAGCAGAACTATTGTAGATTAAAGCTCCCATTGCAGTAATTGTTGCAGTTGTGAAACTTAAATCAGCAAAGTCTGTAAATGCTGTTGTTCCAGAAGTAGTTGGATCTACTCTTGTTAAAGAACCACCACCAGTTGCGTATGTACCACTTGATGCAACTTCACCAGTTGTTGTAAAAGCAGTTGTTGTTGCTCCTAGTGTTGCAGTTGTTGATGATTTTCCACCACTTCCCTCTGCATAAAGTGCTAACTTAAAAGTGCCACCACCTGAGTTTTTAAAATTGTGTGTTCCTTCTAGTAACTCTTTTTTGAAGGAAGTACACATTGCTTGTGCTATAGCCATATTAGAGTCTCCTTATATATTCAGCCATTTCTTTTTGACCATTTGATCTCAAGATATGAATTATACTACCACGCTCTTCCTTTCTTGCCAAGACTAGGTAATGATATAATACTTTTTTGAGATGTTCTCTAAATGCTTTAGCTTGTTGCCTAATATGTGGAGGTGCTTGATCAGAGATACTAACAATTTTATCTACTGCTAAATCAGCTAATTGTTCGTTTGTTAACCCTCCCTTATCTGAAGTCATTACGTTAACTGCTCCTACTTGTGATACGCCTACTTTAAACATTATTCTTCCTTTTGTATTAAGTTAAATGAAATTGAAATTCTATCTTTATCTGATAAATTAGGTTCTACTTCGTGTCCTAGATAACTGGGGAACATTATTACTCTACCTTCTTTTGGTTCATAATGAACTGTTTCCCATTGATGTGGTTGTAACTCATTAGTATTTTTTTTGAATATTGGTTGTGGAAAACTTTGTCTTGGCTCTAAAAATCTAAACACAATGTCACCACATTTTGGAGGACACTGCACATAATATACTCCAGCCCAGTGACAGCCAGGATGAGTATGTAGTTTATTATACGAATATTTTTTATTGACCATCGCCCACATGCTATCTACTTTTAACTCATATTTGTATTCTTCTGCTAAATAAATTTCTTTTTGAACATCATTAATCATGCTTGTAAAAAAATCAACTTCTTCTGGAAATTTTACTTTACTATGCCAACCTAATACATTACTTCTTTGCAAACTATCTTCTTTGTCTTTCCAACCTAAAATTATTTTTTTAAGTTTTTTATTTATTTGTTTATGTTCTTTGAAGTCAAAATAGAATATGGGAACAGAGAAAAACAGTTCTCTCATTTCTTTTCCTCGTAAGTAACACCAGGTATATCTTCTCTACCAATTATATTAGGTGTTGCATCCAATGGTTCTGGTGGACTTAACTTTGATTTTTTTGTAATCAACATATTACCATTCGTGGCAGTTGATACAAGAGGATCATCTAGTCTATGGTATCCATACAGTTTTTGATCATCTGGAATATTCATGTCTAATAGAGATGAATTATTTGCTATGTGAATTTTAATTTTTCTAGCTATGGCTATGGCTAACCAAAACTCACAACAAGCTCTGCCTGCCTCTGCAAAAGCCACATCTCTGTATGTAAAATCTATTCCAAATAAATGTATCTGTGATACATCTTGTGCTATCGCATACGCAATGGCATACGCCACAGTGTTGTTGAAGTAGGCATAACCAGTCTTATGTATAACTTCTTGTAAAGGATATTCTATAACATCTGGACATCTCTTGTCTAAAGTACAAGAATAAATGGGTATATCCATTTTTTTAGTTAATCTATCTTGCATAATATCTGTTTGATTACCAGCATTAGGCGTGTCAAGAAATCTTGATGGTGGATCCATCATAAAACATTTATCGTGATAAATAACATTGGACATTGAATTAATTGTCCATACTTCATCAAATTTTTCGCTTCTTATTTTAGCGTGTATATATTCGTTAAAGCTATTGCCTAAAGCAACAATAGCGATACTTTTATCTTTCATCAACTCTTCGCTTGTCTTACTTGTCCATCTCTGTAAGAGTCTGAGTAATTTCTGCCTTCTGCATAAACTTTTAAACGACTCAATGCTTCGTTATACCGCGTATTGTATAGCTGAATCAAGTCATTTTCACCTTTCATGAAAGTATACGCCTCTACCAAACAAGCATAAAGTAGAGCATCTGCTGCATTTGTACTGATCCATGTTGACCCAGAATCGTCTGTATTCAAGGAGGCAGGTCTGTAATAATAATGTAGTTCTACTGCTAAATCTGCATTTGGTGTTGGAGCAACAATAAAATTGTCTACATCAAACTGTGCATAATATATTGGCTCTCCAGTTGTTGCTGGGTTAGCAGTATACTCTTGAATAAAATTTACGTCTTTTTGCAATAAAAAAACATTCTCACTGCTAGTGTTAACGTAAGATAAAGAATGAGCAGCTAAATAATCAGATGGCTTTTGTAAAAATTTATTACCAGATGTCATAGAACCAGTAACATTTTTTCTAAAATAATCTAAATCAACAGACTTAAATATTCTTTCTTCTGCATTGCTTATGAAAAAAGGTATCTCTGCTGTAAATGTAGACTCATCATTTTCTGTCCAATCTTTAATTGATTGTGTTAATGTGGTTAATGTAAAACTCATGATGTACTCACTGTCACTTCTCCAAGACTACTTGTAGCCTCAAAACTTGTTAATTTTTTACCTATTATACCATCTCCAGCATTTGTGTATACCACAAATGAAGTTAAGTCAGTATCTTGATTTGGTCTTGGTTCATACAGTGCAGTTGGATCTGGGCCAGGGTAATTTGGTTCTAACTGTGGATGTTTAGCTTCATACTCATCTGGGCCAACTTTTAAACCATTCCATTCTTTTCTCATGTCACGAAGGCGATAACGAAATCCAGATCGGTCTGAATAACCCCATGCTTTCTTGCCACTTGCGTACCTAGCCATTAGTACCTCAAGTATGATATATTTGGTGTTAGTTTTAAAGGTGTGCTGTTTGCATCTTCTGACATGGCTCTTTGAAACTCTTCTTCATAGACACTTTTTAATATTTGTATTCTTTCTGGTGCTTTTTTCATAGATATATAATAAGCAAGTCCAGCAGCCATGCACGGTAAAAATCTAAATGGTGCGTCTGTTGTGTTAACCAAACTATCTGCATCTTGTATTCTTCTTACATAGTAATAAACCAATGTGTAAGAAGTATCTGGTGTTGACCACAATGTGATTGTAGGAGTGGTTTGTCTATCAAAAAAATATTGACTTGGTTGTCCACTATTATCTTTGTTTGGTATTCTTAAATATTCACCACGGCTCATTTGTGTAAGTGTAAAATCTGTACCAGAACTATTTCTTAACACAACTTCTAATAAATCAACAAACTCACTAGATAAAGTATAGGTAGCCGTGCCAGAGGTTACTGCTTTTGTTTCTTGTGTTACAGTCCATAAATTTAATCCTCTGTTCGCCCAATCAGCAAACATAAGATTTAAAGAACGTCTTGCAGTTCTAGCATCGTAACCAGTTCTCATTTCCAAACCACATCTTTCGTATGATTCTTCAATAAGTTCGGCTACATCTAAGTTAAAATCTCTTGAGCCTGAAGTTGCCATTTACTTTTTCTTTTCTGCCTTTTTCTTCTTTTTTTCTAAAAAAGCTCTAAGACCAGCATTCATTTTACCTTTAGCAGCCATGACTGGTTTTTTCGCCATCGTGCCACCCATCATTTTACCCTTAATTCTTCCTGACTTCATCATGCCTTTGCCAGTTTTAGCAGAGGGTTTTGCTTTATCTAAAGTTATTTTTTTTATCTTTTTAAGATCTCTTTTTTTACCAGGCATCACTTACTCCTTTTTCTTCTTAATGCTTGTACTCTTCTTGGTTTACCAGCGGGTTGACCCAACCGATTCTTTTGACTTATTCTACTACGCTTTTCAGTAGAAGTCATCTCCTTAGTAGTTTTCGGAGTTTTTGAACTAATCCTTTTACTTGGGCGACAATAAGGCGTACCCCTCTTCTCACCTTTTTGACGACCACATT